TCCACCAGGTTCATCTCGCAGAATTTGGACAGGTCGGTTGCGGTGACCAAAGGATCGGCAAGTAGCTCGGCGGGGCCTTCCAGGCGCAGGTATTCCTGGCCGAACACAGGCAGCTCGCTGAGCAGGCCGAACTTCACGCGCTTCAGATGCAGCGTGTACGGCTCGCCGCTCTGCGCATCGTTTAGGCCGGCGATGAACATCTCCAGCTCCACCTGGCTGCCGTTGAGCAGTTGTACCGCGCTGGACTTGAGCTTGGTGTAGGAGATCTTCACGCCGGTATCGTCGATGTTGCTGCCAGCAGTGACGATCAGACCATGCGGGGTGAGCAGGTAGTCTTTACCGGCTTCCAAGGCGGTGTCACCCGCTGTCTTGACGGTGACGGGTTGGCTCAGGTCTGGCAGGTGCTTGAGCGGAATCAGCTCTCCCTCGACGCCTGCGCTGATGCGCAGCTCATCGGTAACGGTGCCAGCCGCCACGGCCTTTACGGTGGAGCGCGTCACGCGCGCCAAGTTGGTGGCTGTCATGTCGAACATGCCAATGCTTGCCGCGACATCGGTCACCTGATAGCGCACGTTGCGGTTGCCGCCACCACCGCGGTAGTTCGGCAGCGTCTGCCGGTTGGAAGTAAAACTGATGTTGAAGGCATCGCAGTTGCCGACATCGATCAGCGGATCCTGCGTCTGATAGGCGCGCGCATAGGGAATGCCCTCGCCAATGAACGAACGGTCGATCTGAGTCATGGGACTTTCCTAGTGATCGTGGGGTTTGCGGGAGGGGTGTTTACTTGGGCTCAGCGGCCGTCTTTGCTTCTGGCTCAGCGGCGCCGGCCTTAGCCTTCGCACCGACCAGATAGCCGCGCTGCGCGGCGTGCGCGGCTACATCGGCGTCCACGTCCTGTTCGCCCTTTTTGAAGAACTGCACCTTGCCGCCCTTCTGGTAGTTGAAGGGTTTGGCGACGTTGATCTTGGGCATTGCTTGTTCCTCACTTAAGGGGCTGCACGTAGGGGATCTGAACCGGCATCACCTGGGCAGCCCAACGCCGGCCGTTGCGCGGCGCCATGGGGGTTTCGGGTTGGAAGGCGCCCTGCTGCACGCCCTGTTGCTTGAGGCCGAGCTTGGTGCCTGCGAGCTGTATCTTCACGGCCAGGCGCCCTGCACGTAGCGCGGCGAGGTAATCGCGCCGCCGGGTCATCAGGACGATGTTGACGGTGAGTCGCTCGCGCACGCCGTTCGACGCCTGCCGCTCGACTTCCTCAGTCGTGCCGGGTTGCAGGATGATCAGGTCATCCGGCAGCCCGTCGTCATCGGCATCGATCACGCGCAGCACGTCATCCTCGATCACCTCAGCGCCGAAGCTCGGCACCTGGGCGAGCAAGGCCTTCAGTTCAGCGAAAATCGCCGACTGCATGTCGATGGGTTGGGTCATGTCAGGGCACCACGTAGAGGGTGATCATGTGGTCGTCATCGCGCTCGATGCCGTCGATGTGCCAGGTCTTGCCGTCCATGACGAAAGCGCCTTGGCGGTCGAACGGTTGCAGGTAGCGCTTCTGCACTTCGTGCGTGCGCGCCCGATCAACCGCCCCGCCCTCGCCAAAACGCTCGACGTCCTTCTCAACGATCACCGGCACACCTTCCGCCAGCACCTGGCCGGAACGGCTCAGGTACGTGGCGGTGCCGTCGCTGAGGCTGTCCATCACTGCATCGTCGAGCGCGGCGATGCAGTCACCGAAGTTAGCCATGGTCAGACGGTCAACTCACGGACGGACGCCGGGCGGGTGCAAAGGTGCAGCGGGTTGGACTGCGCCTCGCCTTCTACACCCTTGTCGAACTTCATGCGCTCCAGCTTGGCGTAGTACGGCATGCCCTCGGTGTTGACCGTTTCGGTGTAGTCGGCCGGTGCGAAGGCGCTGATGAACAGCTCCGGCACACCGGTCGGCACTACGAAAGCGCGGTCTGCCGGGACGAAGGCAGAGCCGCCCAACTGGCCCTTGTAACGCTCCCAGGTGATGCCGCCGAACTCGAACGGCTGCCGGCGATCCCCCATCAGTGCCTGAGCGGCCTGCCAACCCAGGTAAGGCTCGCGGACTTTCGGGTGGGCAATGAATTTCTTCCAGTACTCCTTGCCGCAGTACGCATGGGCACCGGTGCTGGTGACGGCGCCGAGGGCGTCTTCCTGCGCGTCCAGCACCTCGACACACTTGCCGCTCACGTCCGTGTCGTCGTTGTTCAGCTCCATGCTGAAGGCTTTCGGGCGTTTGATATCGAAGCGCTGGAAGATGTCGAACAGAACGCTTTGGCCATCCGCGTCAACCACCTTGCCCATGATGGCGCCGATGCGCTGGAACTCGTGGGTGAGGTCAAGCTGGCGACGAGCCTTCTCGACGCGCCGGGCCACGTAGGCTTGAACTTGCATCAGTTCTGTAAGACTGCCGACGGCGCGGATTCCTTGGATCTCATCCGCCAGAATCTGGAAGCTCTGCGGCAGGTGTACGGTGTTGAACGGAATCAGCGAGCGCTTATCGCCGGTCACCGCCTGACCAGGCGCGCCACGTGCGGCTGCCTTGACCAGGGCCAGGCTCATGCCGTCCTTCTCGATCTGTACGACGGTACTGGCGACGCCCTGCTCCTCGAACAAGCCGGCGGCAGCGATCTGGCCCGGCAGTACGTGGTCTTCGTTGATGACGGTGAGCAGCGCGTCAACGCCGAACGCCTCGTCCTGGAAAATCGTGATCTCAGCCATGTTGGGCTCCTAGAAATGCGAAACCCCGCAGTTGCGGGGCTTGGGAAGTGGGGTTACAGCCGCTGGAGTCAGGGGCGGATGATGATGCCTTTGGCCAGCAGGTCGGCGCGGCCGTTGGCGTCCAGGCCGGTGAGCAGGCGCTCGATCACCTCGGCGTCACGCATTACGCCGACGGCACGCACGTCGTTCAACGTGGCGTCCACCGAGGCGAACAGGATGCCGCTGGCTGCGCGGCGGCCATCATCGGTGCCGTCGTCGTCATAGGCGGTGTACTCACCCAGGTTGGCCAGCACGGTCAGGGTGAAGCTGTCATCAACCACGAAGTCGGTCGAGCCGTCGCTCAGGGTGAAGGTCAGGCCACCACCGGTGAAGGCCTGGCCGACGGAGCCCTCGCCTACCACTGCGCCGGTTGGGTCCACCAGTTCGAACTTGCCACCATTGGCTGCAGCTTCGGTGATAGTGAGGATGTATGCGCCACTGATGGCGGCGCTGGTCACGGTCACCGAGCCGACGGTGCCATTACCGGTGTTGCCAGCATCGGCGGCCGGGGTCAGTGCGTTGGCCGCGGTGATCAGTGCGATCAGGGTGCCAGCCTTGAGAATGCCGGAGCCGGCGGCGATGACCACCTCCTCTCGGCTGCGGGTGCCGTTGGCCTCCGAAAGGAGGAACTCGCCGGCGTACACGCCTTCGGTTTTGATGGTCATGCTTGTTTTCCTCCTTTCGAGGCTTGGGGGCGGCGCCGGGCGTAGACCTCACTCGGCGACGGGGGTTGGTGCGCGCTGGCCTGGGGGACGTCGTCCAGCGGCGGCAGGTTGCTGATCTCCACCTGCCCGCTGTTCTTGGCTAGCTTGTCGAACAGCTTTGCCCGGGCCTGCTCGCCGGTCAGGCCCGCTTCGATCAGCCCCTGAGCTTCATCCGGCAGCTTGGCTACCAGGCAGGCGGCGCGAACATCCTTGGCGCGATTGAAGTGAGCTTGCACAGCCTCGCTGCTGGCCAGCGCGCTGGCACGGATCAGGTAGCTAACGCAGTTGCTCATGCCTGCTTGCGCGCAGTCCGCCGCAAGCTTTGCGGCCAGCTCGGCAGCTTCAGGGGGCTGAGGTTGCGGGTCGGGTTCCGGGGTCGGTTCCGGCTCGGGCGTTGGCTCGGGTTGGGGCTCAGGCTCAGGAGGCTGCTCTACTTCGCCAACCAGACGCAGAGCCGCTTCGGGCACGTTGCGATAGCGGTTGAGGATTTTTCCAAGCGGGGCGTTGTTCACCAGCGGTTCGCCCTCGCCGAACACTTCGTCAACGAATCCGTGTGCCTTGGCCTCGCTTGCGGTGAGCCAGGTCGTGTCGTTGATCATGCGGCGCAGCTCGGCGTCATCGATGGTCAACGTGCGGTGCTGGTAGCTGGCGACGATGCCCTCGAAGGCCTTGTCCATCATGTCGGCCATCTTGCGCAGCTCGTCGCTGTCGCCAGCCATGAAGGTCCAGGGGTTGTGGATCATGAACATGGCGTTGTCCGCCATGGTCACGCGGTGCGCGCCGCACACCGCCACGCTGCCAGCACTGAAGCACGCGCCATCGATCTGGCCGGTGCAACGCTCGCCCAGCGCTCGCAGCGCGTTGTGGATGGCGATACCGTCGAAGAGGTCGCCGCCGATGGTGTCGAAATGCACCAGCACCTGCGAGACGCCGTCGTCCACTTCCTTGAGGTCGCGGATGAAGTCTCCCGAGGTCACACCCCAGAAGCCGATCTCGCCATAGATGTAGACCTCGATCGGCTTGCCGCCCTCCTCGTCGGCCGACTGGATGCTGTACCAGTGTTCGGCGTTGAGCTGCGGTGCGCCTTCGGCACGGTTGAAGATACGCGGCTGCTCCAGGGTGCTGATGCCCCAGCCACCCAGCATGACCGCCAGCGCGAGGCGGTTGGTCATTTTCATCATCGGGTTTCCTCTTTATCGCCCGCCAGCGCGGCCGTGTCGGTGGTGTAGTCGAGGCCGAGCGTCTGGGCCCGGGCGTTGTCGTCGGCGTTTTCCTGGTCGATGACCTCTGCGTCGTAGCCGCTTCGCAGTGCGTGTTCGCTGCGGCTGGCCAGGCCTCCCTTGATCTCGAGCAGCTTGCCCTGCACGTCCTGCACGGGGTGCATATAGGCCCAGCCTTGTGGTACCCAGCGGGTGCGCAGGTAGTCGCGGCGCTTCGCCTGGTAATCCGGCAATGCGATGGCTCCGGACAGCCATGCGGCGTCGAGCCATGCAGCCCGCACCGGGCGGCACAACTGGAACACGTACACACCGAACTGCAGCTGCTCAATGCGGCGGCGGAACTCGTTCAGCAGCACGCGCAGGACGCGGTCGCTGATATCCGCCATGTCGCCGGTCAGCAGCTCGTAGGGCAGCTCGATACCGGCCGCAGCAGCCATGAGCTGTTGCCGCATGAAGTCGACGTAGGTGTCACCCGCTGAGGGCGGGTCGGAGAACACGACCTCCTCGCCTTCGAGCAACTCCTGCATGGTGCCCGGCTCCATCGCCACCATCGGGGTGCCGTCGGTGTCGGCGGTGAAGGGCTTACCCGTAACCGGGTCGACCGTAGGCGGGCCGTCCGGTCGAGGCTTGGTGATAAAGCCGGCGAAGAGGTTGGCCACTTCCTGACGGAAGAGCACCGCGTCGTCGTAGTTGTCGAGCGACTTGAGCCGCAGCAGCACCGGCGCCAGACGCGGGATGCCACGCAGCTGCCCACCTTCGAGGGGCTCGAAGATGTGCAGCACCTCGCTGGCTGGGATGCGATGCAACGCGTTGTAGGTGGTTCCGATGGCCCGTGCATCACCGGGGTGGTTCTTCCACATCCAGTACGCCACGCGGCGACCGACTTGGTTGAACTCAATGCCTGCCCGCACGACGTTGCCCTTGCGGGTAACGAAGTTGCGGTCCAGCGGAACGAATTCAGGCGGCAGGATCTGCAACTGCAACGGCACCGCCAGGCCATCCTCGGGCTTGCGGTAGCGCAGCCTGACGAAGCACTCACCAGACTCTTCGACCATCCGCGCGATGACGCTCTGCTGGCCGTAGAAGTCGGTCAGGTTGTCGGCATCCGACTCGTCGGTCCAGTCGCTCCAGAGTTCGTTGATGGCGCTGCGCAGCGCAGGGTCCTTGATTTGCGCACGGGGCGTGATGCCGGTACCGATCAGGCTGCTGACCCGCTTGGAGATTCCGCTAGCGGCCCAGGGGTTGTTGCGCACTGCGGCCTTGGAGCGCTTGCGCAGCGCTGGCAGTGCTGGAATGGCGACTGCGTTGAGCGCTGCCTCCGGTGCGTCCCAACCTTGAGCGCGGCGACCATTGCCGGCGCCCTCGTAGCTGTTGACCACCTGAAGGCGGGGTGACTTGGCACGGATTCGATAGCCCATCACGCCCCCTTGCCACGACTGTAGAGGCGAATCTGCCGGGGCCGGCCGTGGCGGGATTCCCGTGCGGCCTCGACGGCGTATTGGTCCTCGAGCATGCGCAGGCTGGCGAGTGATGCACGATCCAGACGGCGATCACCCTTGCTTACGCTCTGCCCTTTCTCAAGCAGTTCCTTGATCGACGCCCGGACTTCATCCAGGCGCTGTTGTGCGCTTGCCATGGGGCGCCCTCGT